TTTGGCGTCTTAAACAAATGAAAGTAGATCAAATTGAATATAAAAAATCTAAACAAAAGGAACCCAACTTCTAATGAATTATAAAGTCATCGGCCCTCCTGGAACCGGAAAAACACAAACATTACTAGACAAAGTCATTGAATATAAAAATGCAGGCACTCCTCTAGATCGTATTGGTTATTTTGCTTTTACTCGTAAAGCCGCTCACGAAGCAAGAGACAGGTTTCTAGAGACTTTCCCTAATTTAAGTAAAAAAAATATAAAACATTTTAGAACATTACATTCTTTTGCTTTCAGATATCTAGGACTCAAAGAAGAAAATGTAATGCAGGAAGAACATTATAAAGTCATAGGAGAAGAATGTAAATTAAGAATTAAATATGCTGCCTATGAAAAAGATGACTTCAATGGAATTTTTACTTCAAACAGTGAGTATTTAAATCTTATTAATCTCGCTCGCGTTAGAAATATTAGTGTTTTAGACCAACTGGATCGTAATGAACATCTTGGAAAAATAGAAAGAGACAAGATTGAAATTGTTTCAAAGCATATTGATAATTACAAAAGTAGCTATGGGCTTATTGATTTCAACGACATGATTGAAAAATTTATAAGTGAGATTCAATTACCCGATGCCAAAGTTCCACAGTTTGAAGTTATCTTCATAGATGAAGCTCAGGATCTTTCTCTTATCCAATGGAAAATGATTCAAGCTTTACAACAATATAGCCAAGACACTTATATAGCCGGTGATGACGACCAAGCTATCTTTGGCTGGGCCGGAGCTGATGTGAATTCTTTTATTAAATTTGATGCAATTGAAATACCTCTTAAACAATCTAAACGAGTTCCTAAAATAATACACGCACGTGCTCTTCAACGATTAGATAATATTAAGTTAGGAAGACTAGCCAAACCATGGAATACTCCAACGTCTGCAGAAGGAAATATAAAAATCTTCTTTTCTATTGATCCTATCAATATGCAGAAAGGCGATTGGTATATTCTCGCTCGAACCAATGATCTTCTTAAACCTATTATCAGAAGTCTTAGAAAACGAGGACTTTATTTTGAAACTAAACAGGGCCGCAGTATTAGTGAATCCCTCTATCGAGATATTCTTAACTGGGAAAAATGGAAAAAAGAAAAAGAACTTACCACTATTGAAGTTCAGCGGCTGTTAGAAAGATTTAATAAAAAATTTAAAGAGACTGATGACAAATTATTTAAATTAAATGAACTCAAAACAAAGTATAAGTTAAATCCCCATTTACAATGGTACGATGCTTTTACAGCTGTTACACCTCACATGAAGACTTATATACGAGCTATGAGAAGAAACGGAGAAGACCTTCGTCTTAAGCCAAGAATTAAAGTTCTCACTCTACATAGCTCGAAAGGAGGAGAAGCTACTAATGTAATTATTCTCCAAAATCAAACTACTAACACTATCAAAGGAGCAATAAAAACTATCATGAAACAAGACGAAGAACAAAGAGTCTGGTACGTCGGTCTAACTCGATGCAGCAAGAATTTATTCTTAATCCGATGCAAAGATAGAAGCAAGGAGTTTAAAATATGAATCCCTATAAAAAACAAATTGGAGGAGCTCACTACAAAGACATGAAGATCCAACCGAGTGAGTTTATCAATGAGAACAAGTTGCTCTTCGCAGAAGGAAATGCTATTAAATATATCTGCAGACATGCATCTAAAGGAGAAGTTCAAGATCTAGAAAAAGCAAAACATTATATTGATATGATTATTGACAGAGATTATGGTGAACAGGCTATACCTTTACCTCATGGTTTTAAGTTAGAGGAAAAAAAATAATGCAAATCCCTTTATTCAAACCTCAAACCGAATGGGTCAAACCAGAAAAATTTCCTGATCTTACTAACCGCCAAGAAGTTGCTATCGATTTAGAAACTTCAGATCCTGATTTAAAAACAAGAGGATCCGGATCCATTATTGGAAATGGAAAAGTAGTAGGTGTAGCTGTAGCCACCGAAGGTTACCAAGGCTACTTTCCGTTCGATCATGAAGGCGGAGGTAACCTCAAAAAAAGTAAGGTAATTCAATGGCTTAGGGACCTTTGTAAATCTTCTTCTCTTAAAATTTTTCACAATGCCATGTATGATGTCTGTTGGATTCGTTCCATGGGAATAGAAATTAAAGGAGACATCGTCGACACTATGATTGCTGCATCTTTAATTAATGAAAATAGAATGCGCTATGATTTAAATAGTTTAGGTCGTGAGTATATCGGCTATGGAAAAGATGAAGGCACTTTAATTGCCGGAGCAAAAGAATGGGGAATTGATCCTAAAGCCGAGATGTGGAGACTACCGGCCATGTATGTAGGCGCCTATGCAGAAAGAGATGCTGAAGTCACGTATCAGTTATGGAAAAAATTGAAACAAGAATTAAGCAACCAGGATCTAGAATCTATTTTTGAACTTGAGTCAGATTTATTTCCTTGCTTAGTTGATATGAAATTTAAAGGCGTCCGAGTAAACGTTGAAAAAGCTCGCGTGTTGAAAAAAAAATTACTTGCAGAAGAAAAAGTATTGTTGCAAGAAATAAAAAAAGAAACACAGATAGATACTCAAATATGGGCTGCAAGATCAATTGCCAAAGTTTTTGACAAATTAAAATTATCTTATGAAAGAACAGCGAAAACACAGGCACCTTCATTTACAAAAAACTTTCTTTCCTCTCATAACCATCCTTTAGTTAAGAAAATAGCAAAAGCAAGAGAGATAAACAAGGCCCATACAACTTTTATAGACACTATTATTAAACACGAACATAAAGGCAGAATCCACGCAGACATTAATCAAATAAGATCTGATCAAGGTGGAACTGTCACTGGCAGATTTTCCTATTCAAATCCAAATTTACAACAGATTCCCGCACGTAATAAAGATCTTGGGCCAATGATTCGATCCCTATTCATTCCCGAAGATGGTTGTGTGTGGGGATGCTTTGATTACAATCAACAAGAACCAAGGTTGGTTGTACATTATGCATCTCTTCAGCAATTGCCTTCGGCCTTCACTGTGGTGGACGCTTATAAAGAAGGCAATGCTGACTTTCATAAAATTGTAGCAGACATGGCACAAATACCTCGAACACAAGCTAAAGTAATTAATCTAGGATTGTTTTATGGAATGGGAAAAGCAAAACTACAGGCTGAACTTGGCGTGAGTAAAGAAAAAGCAGAAGATCTTTTTACTACCTACCATCAACGGGTTCCTTTTGTTAAACAACTTATGAATGCAGTTATGCAACGAGCACAACAACGAGGACAAATTAGAACTTTATTAGGGAGACTTTGCCGGTTCCATTTATGGGAACCTAACTATTTTGGAATTCATAAAGCTCTTCCTCATGAACAAGCTATACTTGAACATGGCCCAGGTATTAAAAGAGCATTCACCTATAAATCTTTAAATAAATTAATTCAAGGATCAGCAGCAGATATGACAAAGAAATGTATGTTAGAACTATATAAAGAAGGAATTATTCCTCATATTCAGATTCATGATGAACTAGACATTTCTGTAAAAGATGATAAAGAAGCTACACGCATTGTTGAAATAATGGAATCAGCAGTTGAACTTGAGATACCTAATAAGGTAGACTATGAATCAGGGACCAACTGGGGGGAAATACATTAGGAGGAAACATGGAAAAAGTTAAACAACTTTGGACACTGGCAAAAGCCAATCCAAAAATATCTGCCGCTATCGTGGTAGTAATTGTTGCCATTTATTTTTTAGTAAACTAGGAGTTTTATGCTAGATGGCTTATTTAAACGCGAACACACCTGTGATCTATGCACAGATCCGGAGAGAATATCTCTATGATCTTAAAGAACACCATGGAGAAGTGGAAGACTGTATTATCTTTGGCTTCGCATCGATTACAGGGCGTCCAATACTCTTTCACACGATTATGGAAAATGGAGCTGTATTCTACCGTTTGCCAATCTCTGCATTCATACAAAGAGGATTTAAAGCAAGTGAGGTTCCTAGGATGCGACTTGACGAGCTGGAGCTATGGAATTGCTTTAGTTACTATCCTAGCGTTACTGCTTTTGACATCTTGGACGGTCAGTCCGGTAAATTCATAGGGAAAGATAAAAAGTGGCGCTTAGGTGCGTACCTTTTTACGGTTGACTGGGCTCACCCTGAGAGTAATATAGTCGACACAGATCATTCGGAAATCCCGCACGAACATAAGTGCGCACATGTATTGGCATTAGAAAATGGTAATTATGCGGCTCAGCCAAATAACAGATTAATCTGGAGTATACCATCCTTCACGGTGAGGGATGAAATACCTGTCGATTGGAAGGTACAAACTAGTGAATGGAATGTAGAAGATAGTAGTAAATGGAAAACAGAAGATAGTGATAAGTACTTCTATAATATTGAGGAAATAAAAGATGACCCAAAGTAGATGCAAAAGCTGTAATTGCCTATGCCATTGTTCTGTGGTAAATCATTCCGATATGCTTGGAATATGTCCGTGTCAAATGTGTAAGTGTGATTCAGAAGGAGTCACCGTAGATGACACAAAGGAATGTGAAACATGCCAGTAGACGAAACAAAATGCTGCAATATGCATACCAAAGAAAAAGAAAACTCAGGTACATGTTGTCAAATAAAAAACGAAGAAGAAAAAACAGAGGAGACCAATGAATAAACTATTTCTAATGCTTGCACTGCTATTCGCATTAAGCGCCTGCTCGGTAGGCAAAAAATGTACCTATACACAAGATGGAACAAAACTTTCATCTTATGTATGGTTTTATAGTGGTGATAAGCCAATTGATTTAGACAAAAATAATTGCAACTAAAATTTAAAGTTCCTATTATTTTTTTTGTACTCTGCTACTTACTAGCAAGTTGTTTTGCTAGAACTATTAGCCATGCACAAAAAGAGAAACTACATCGCGCAACTTCTGCAATTCAGACTATTTCGTCAACGTATTCGAGCCAATAAGAAAAAATTTAATCGAAAGAAACTGAAAGCCTTGCAACCCCATAAAGATATGGTAGAGTAAAGACATGGTTAAACCTAGATACATCAATA